ACTTCACTACGCTTAGAGTTATCTGTTTTAACAACGCCAGGTTTAATAACCTTAGGTGCATTTGCTACTTTCTTTTGTACAATTGGTTTAGAATTTCTTAAACCTTTGTACGCCATAGCATCCTTAATAACCATTAACATTCTGTGATCTGCTAATGATCCTATTTCTTGATCTGAAAAACCATATCCTTTTAAAGTAGTTTTAATGCCACTTTTAAAAGATTCTGATTTATTTGGATCAGAAAATTCAGGTATGCGTTCCTGTGCTAATCTTCTTTGTTCAGTTAAATACTGATTGTATTGTGCTTGTGCAGCTTCCCTTGCTTTAGCTTTAGCTTGGTTAATCTTTTCATTTTGTTGCCTAAATTGAAAATCAATTTTAGCAGCTTGTGAAGGATCTTCCTCATAAAGTCTTTGAAGTTCTGCTGGATCTAACTGTTGTCTGTTAAGTGATTCAGCACTTGCTATTGTTTCATTTAACTCTCTAAGTTTCATGTCGTATTGTTGTCTAAGAACATTTCTTTCTTCATCGAATTGTTTTTTCTCTAAAGATAGAGAATGTGTCTTTTGACGATAGTCGGAATCTCTAGAATAACCTGCCTTCAGTTCATCAAGGGTAACCTCCATCTCTTGACCTTGTACTTTGACTTGGTGGAGATCTGGTTTCTCGATGGGTTCTTCAGATACAGTTTCTTCAGTTACTTCCTGATTTTCAGTAGCTTGGACTTCTGCTGGAGCTTCTTCAGACGGAGTTTGGCTCTCTTGAGATGTAACCTGTTCCTCTACAGGTTCTACTGATGGTTCAACATTAGTTTCTGGAGCTGATTGTCCTTCATCCTGTTTTGGCTCTGGTTGAGCTTCAGGTTGAGGATTCAGTAATCCTAGAATTTTATCTGCTGCACCTTTTACTGATTTATCAGTTTGTTGCATTATATGCTCCTTTGTTTAACGCTTCTATTTTCTAGATTGGCGTGTTAGATTTTCTAGCTCTGAGGAAGCTAGTTTACCTGTTTCCATGACGCTAACAAGGTGGCCTTTAATTTTGTCTAGCATATTGTATGCCATCCAAAGTACTTGTCTTTGGTCATGGTCATTGTAACTCGTGTTAAATATCTCTGTTTTGTATTGTTCAGTGAGATATTCAAATGCCTCTTTCAAAAGAGGGTCATCAAGAAGTTGTTTCGCCCTCTGACCCTGTTGAATCTGTTTTTCTGTTTTGTCCATCATTAAAGAATTGCTTTTGTCCTTCCATTATTTTTTTAAATATATCGCCAGATTGTCTGACTTGTTGTTGTTCTACCATAGATCTGGACTTCATAGCAAGTTCATCAATCTTAGTATTATATTTTAATTCCATATCTTTTACTTTTAATTCAAAGTCTAATAATTTTTCTTTAAATGAGCTTTCTAATTTTTTCATTTGTACTTGGCTATCAAGTATTGCTCTTTCGTTTTCACCTTGTACTTGAGCCAATGAAACTTTTTCAAACTCTGTAGGAGGTTTAGGAGGTAGTTGTGGCATTTGTGATTGACCTACATCTGGATCCATGAAGTATGGTTCTACATTTCCTAATCCTGCATTTTCTACAAGTTTTTTTAATGTATGATAAATATTTTTTACATTAACAACTGGGCCAAATACGTTTTGTTGTAAGTTAATAGCTTGTAGTTGTCTTTCTAAAATAGAATTTAATAAAATTAATTGTTGTTCTTTTGAACCAGTACCAAGTCCTACAGCTACAGATACGTTCATTCTATCTCTCCATTCATATGGTTTCATAGGAACAAACTTACCTCTAATTCTTACAATGTGTTCTTTTTGTTGATACTTACAAACTAACTCAAATATTTTTCTAGCTAAATCTTTTACACCAGTTTCTGCAAAAGTTCTGGCAATAAGTTCTAATCTCATTTGAGATTGAGTTAAAATTTGATTTAATCCTGTTGCTGTTTTGTTGTTTAAACTATCAGCTTGAATACCTTGTGATTGTCTTGTTTGACCAGTTCTAGATTCTTTAACAGCATCTAAGTATGAAAGCATACCTGATGCTTGTTCTGTAATTGGTTGAGATTGTAATGGTAAAATAACATTTGATGGTGGTTGTTTTGTTCTTACAATACCACCTGGTCTATTTGTTAATAGATCATCCATAGCAACTTGACCATCTTGAATTGCTACTCTGTTATTGTTTGTTAAATACATATTGTCTAACATTTGACGCATAACAGTAGATTTAATTAATTGTATATCTTCAACAAGTTCTGAAACTGATCTACCATAAAATCTATGTGGCATCATAATAGGTGTAACAGAAACAAATGGCATTGAGTCTATTTCTTCAATACCTAAAATTTTATATGCACTATCACCTGCAATACATGCTTTAACTAATTCTGCTTTGCCATCTCCATTAATATCTATTCTTGCATAACATTCATGGATTAAAACTTCATCAGTACTATCATCACCTCTATCTTGTGGTGCAGAAAAATCTGTTTCCTGGAATCTAATATTTCTATCTTCTAAATAATAATTAGTATCGCCAATAGGAAGATTGTTTACAATATCAGCATCATAACCCATTTCAATTAATTGAGTTCTTGTCATGTTAGTTCTGTGAGCTATAAAGTTTGCATCTTCAATAGACTTAGCTCTACGTTCAATTAAAAATTCTTCAGGTGGTATAGGTTCAATATTTACTTTTCCATATTTAGAAGTTTTATGAATAACACAATCGTGATATTTAATTGTATCTAAAACTTCACCTTGATCATCTTTTAATTCTTCTTCATATTCAGTATGATTAGAAACATTTACTTCTGGATCTTTAGTAAGATCTATAAATTCATCGTCAGTTAATTTTCTATATTCTTCTCTATTTGTTTTTTCTGCTTCATCCCAAAATACTTTTAAGATTCCATTCTTTTGAATTAATGCATCTTTGAACGCAGTATACAAAGCTGTAAAGCCATTGTTTTGTTTATAAAAAATATAATTTAAATAATCAGTTGCTTGTTTAGCAGCTTCTTCATCTTCTGCTCCAACTGGTTCACATTCAAATACATTATCACTTGCAGTAAATATTCTCATTAATGAAGGCATTAGACCTTCAATTGTATCTGATACATCAGTAGATATAACTTGTGATCTACCTTCTTGTTCATTACCAAAAGGTTTACCAAGATAATATTCTAAAGATGTTTTTCTTTTAGAAACAATTTCACCACCAATGTAACCTGATGATGCTCTGATTTCTCTATTTAATATTGATAAAATTTCTTGTTCAGTTTTCATACTATAAATTTAGTGTCTACGTATATTGGTCTATCCCAATTAGTTGTAATTACAGGATCATGTACGCATCCATATCTAAAAGCATCGGCAGCATGAGAACACCAATCGTGTAAAGGTTTTGATTTAAACACCTGGTTTTTCTCATCCCATTGTTTTCGATACTGACGCAATGCATCAATACCTAATTTGCATTTTTCTCTATCAAACCAGCAATATGGTAACACATTTCTTACTGATTCGATACCATGATCTACTTCTAATTTAGGAGCTACCTCAAAGTCAATACCTAGCTCTGCTGAAACTTCTAATCTTGATTTACCTGTTCCTAACTCTCTAGCTTGAATATCGTGAGGTGCTATATGTCTAGAATAGTTATAACCCTTATCATACAATACATCTGCGTAATGCATAAGACTTTCACCACTATTTTCATAATAATCTATAATATGTAGTTCTTCACCTATTCTTTGTACAAACCATATAGCTGTACTATCTCCAATACCTAAATCCCACCATGTTTCTACGCCTACATGTTCATCTACAGGTACTTCGCCAATTCTATCTTCATTGTCTGCTGAAGTCATTAATTTACCATAATATGATCCAGATACAGCAGCAGTAAAAGAACATTCAAACTCCTGGTTATATTGTTCTTCTGTCATTATAGAACGTGCATGTCTAAGTTCTTCATCAGGTATTACACCTGTTTCACTTGCACGATACATAGCTGCAAACCAATTAGGATCACCTCTTTGTGCATAGTCATAAACTTCCCAGAATTGATTATGACCCATAGGTGTTCCAATAAATATAACAAAACCCATTGTATCTGCGATAGCTGGTCTAATAATTTCTGTCCAGGTTCTTGGTGCCATGATTGCATACTCATCCATAACAACACCATTAAATCCCATACCTCTTAATGAGTCTGCATGATCTGCTCCAAAGATTTGTATTTTAGACTCATTCCAAAGATCTATTTTAAGTTCTGACTCGTTTCTTTGTCCTCCAAGCTGCATAAGAGGTTTTGAATATTGTTTTAATAAATCCCAAGCAATCGCTTTACCTTGTCTGTATGTAGGCGCAATATATGCAAACTTTTGTCTTTCATTGTTTGCTGCATGTGAGATTAATTCATTGATTGCTAATACTGATTTACCAAATCGTCTATGACAAACTAGTACGTTAAATCGTTTTAAATTTTTATGAACTTCTTTTTGAAGGGGTCTTGGTTTGTAGGGAATAGTTATGTCTACTGACTTATTCTTCCCACTTGATATTGACTTTGATTGGGCTTGTTTCGATTCGTTGGATTGTTGGTGCTTTTCCATGTATGTAAGGTGCTGCTTTCTCTGCTGCGTAAAGTTTTCTTTCTGGACTACTCATAGGATGATTTAATACAGAAAGCAAGTAGTCTAAAGGTGATGTTTGATATTTAATAGAAAGCTCCTGGAAGTCTTTCCATTTTTTTCTAAAAGAAGAACCTTTAGGTCTACCAGCTCCTTCTCTTTTGCCACCACGTTTTTTTTCTTCTGACACTATATGCCTCGTCTAATTAGTTTTGTATTTAAATGTATGTTTTCACCAAACTTAGGTGCTTTAGCATATCTTCTTGATGAAGCTCCCATAGCATATGCAGCTCCTGCAACAGCAGCAGTTGTTAATGGATTTTTAACAGCAGCTCCAGCAAGTTTAGCTGCACCTTTAGCAGTCTTACCTAAAAATTTATATTGGCCTGGTACTTTTTTTACAATTTTTTTACCAATGCCTTTGATTTGTCTGCCAATAGCTTCTGTTCTGTTATATGGTACTAAATCTTTTGCCATTATTTCTTTTTCGCTTTCTTCATTTTTTTCTTTTTAGCAGCAATAATTTTTTGTTTTAAAGCTGCTGGTAATCTATTTTGTTTTCCTTTTAACATTATTTGCCTTTCTTACAGTTACAATTATGTTTACACATACAAGGTACAATATCGAACATATTGCAAAGTAGTTCACATATTTTTTGTTTTATTTTTTTTATCATTTACGTCTACCTTTAGCTGCAAGTTGTTGGAATTTTTTCTTTCCATATTTTTTTCTACCAATTGCAGCAGCTAATGCTTTTGGATTTTTTACGCCTTGCTTTTTAAGTTTGGCAGTAAGTTTTTTAAATCGTGTACCAGTTCCTAACTTAGCTTTCTTAGCCATTAGTACTTTGATTTAACTTTCATACCTTTTTTCTTTGCGTATGCTTTAGCTTTTTTCTTACCAGCTTTTGTATATGCAAATTTCTTTTTTCCTACTTGTGGCATTATATGTCCTCCTCATCATCGTAGTCATCATAGTTATCAGAATCTCCAAAGATAATATCTTCTATTTCTCTTAAGATTTCTTCTTCTTCTAGTTTAAGCTCTTTTAGTTGATCAAACAAGTTTTCTAAACTTCTTTTTTTTGTCATTATCTCAATAAACCTTGTGCCTGCATATTTCTAGCTGTACCAGGTTGCATCATAGGTTGTTGTCTTTTGCCCATTTGAGCCATTTGTTGATTAGGTTGAAGTAATCCTTGAGCTTGTTTTTCCATTTCAGGCATCATTTTGGCTTTGATTACAATTGCTAATTGTTCAGATTCTTGTGGAGATAAACCCATAAGATCTTCAGCGAGTTGTTCTATTTTTGTTTTTTTTGCCATTACTTGCCTTGTCCTCTATATTTTTTTTTATGCATCCTTTTAGATGCTTTGTTTGGTGACTTACTATGTCTACCTGGTCTTTTTATACGCTTTCTTTCTAATGGTGTAAACTCTTTGACCTTACGAGCCATTAGATATCTTTATCATCTCCTGATA